TCGCCCTTGGCTTAAAGCGTCTGGAGGCGGCCCAACGGGCGTTTCTGGTAGCTCAGGTAAAAGAGTCCTGGGGGAGGCCATTATGACCAACCTCAACCGCCTAGTTGACTTAATGCGACAAGCCCGACAGCGGGCAGTATCGGAGCGATCGCTAGTCATGCCCACTAGCTACTCATCGCGCCGTGGCGTTTCCCATGCTCTTCTCTGCTTGGACTGCAAGTTCTACAACCCTACCACTCAGGCGTACCTGCGGTGTGCAGTTCACCCCGAAGGACCACCGACAAGCGACACCTGCCCCGACAAGGAGGAGCGATGAGGAGACTGTTATTGCTCGACCACACCGCCCTGGTGCAGCACCGGAATGGCCCCGGTGTCTACATCAACAACCGGGACGATATGACATTGGTTCCAGGCATTCTAGGCGCCCTAGAGCCCTACGTTGACAGGAACTACAACGTCGCCATCTGTAGCAACCAGGGCGGCGTCGAGAAAGGCCACCTAGCGTTCGGTGCTTGCCAAAACCTATTCGGTGAAATGTTCAAGCTGTCCAACTATTGGGTTCAGGCCATTTGGTTTTGCCCCCTAGCCCGGGGCAGCACCGGCAGTTATGCCATTCAAATGACGATGCCCTACGAACCCAAGACCTATACCAAATGCCAAAAGTATGCCACCACCGGCTACCGGATGCCCCAGGCGGGCATGATTTTGGCCGCCATGGACTGGTTTGGGGTAACGCCTGAGCAGACCACCATGGTGGGCTTACAGCCGGAGGCTTACTATGCCGCCGCTGATGCAGGCGTCAAAAAGTTTGTCCACAGTTCGTACTTTGTTGAAAAAGCGGGAGTATTGCAATGAAATTTACAGTAGATGCGGGTGATCTGGCAGAGGCGATCGCGCTGTGCGATCGCGCTATCCCTAAGCGCCCTAGCCGCCCTATCCTGGGGCATATGCTAATGCAGCTAGACAATGGCAGTCTTATCCTAAAAGGGTTTGACGAGGCGCTAGGGATTAGCTTTTCCTTGCCAGTGGATATGGAGCAATCCGGTGATTGTTGCATATCTCCTACTTATCTAAAACCTATCCTGGAACGCCTATCCGGGCAGGTGGCCTTAGACCTGCAATACCCTGTCCTGGTGCTAACCACCCTGGGCGCCGAGTACCGCATTAACACCCTCCTGGCTGAGGACTACCCCAACTTGCCCGAGGTGGACGGCACCCCGGTAGAGTTGTCCATATCCTCAGAAGAACTACGGGCCGCGATCGCGGCTACGGTGTTCTGCGCCAGTACTGACGAAAGCAAGCAGGTACTTACCGGCGTTCACTTCTCCGTTACCCCCGGCGAAGGGGGGGAGGCAGGGGTGATGGAGTTAGCGGCCACCGATGGCCATCGGATGATCGCCTACCCGCTACCCGGTAGCGTTGTCATCCCCGATGACTATCGCCCCGTCACCCTGCCCGGGAAGAGCCTGCGGGAACTGCTAACCGTCCTGAAGGGCGAGGGTGCCGTCAAGCTGACGTTTGATGACGTGTCTGTGCGTGCCCTATGCGGCAACACCGAGCTCTATAGCCGGGTTATCGAGGGGCAATACCCTAACTACCGGCAGCTATTCCCCAAGGTGTTCTCAAAGGTGGCGACCTGCGATCGCAAGCCATTCTTAGCCGCCCTCGATCGCACCTTGGTGGTGGCCGGTGAAAACAAGGACATCGTTAAGCTGGAGTTTGACACCACTGGGCTGGTGATGAGTGCAGAGGCAAAAGAAGCGGCCAAAGCTCAGGAACATGTCGAGGGCGTAACCTGTAGCGAACCCATCACCCTAGCGGGGAACGGTAAGTACATCAAGGAGGCGCTAACCAATGCGATCGTGGGTGAAACCTTCACTATGGAAATGAATAAGCCAGAAAGCCCAGTGGTTTTTACAGATGGGTCCCCGGCGACCTATTTAATGATGCCCATTCAGATTAGGGGTTAACCATGGACCTACAGCCCGGTTACGCGATCGCCTATCGTCCATCCACGGAAGAGCCCTGGCAGCAAGCGTCTGTCTTTGCGGTCATTGGCGACAAGGTGATGGTTAAGTTGCCCCTAGGCGGCAACACGTCCAGAATCGTCACGGTGGACATTGACAGTGGTTTGATAGGGCCACCGTTCTGATGCAGGAGTTTTACATAGGCTGGCATCAGCCCGTCAACGGCCTGTCTGGCTGCGGGGATTTTCCCCGGTGCATGGTGTCAGTCAATCGACTTCTAAGGCGTCGCTCTCCCTTCCCGGTTCAGTCCTGGATATTGGATAGCGGCGCTTTTACTCGCATTGCTGGCGGACAAGGGCACCTGCCATTAGAAGACTATGCCAAAGAGATCCGGCGATGGGCAAAAAACGGCAACCTTGTGGCAGCTGTGGCACAGGACTATATGTGTGAACCATTTATCCTTGGCAAGACCGGGCTAACAATCCAAGACCACCAACGGCTAACCATAGAGAACTACGATCGCCTGCTTGCCCTAAATACCGGCGTCTATATCATGCCAGTATTACAGGGCTACTCTCCCGCTGACTACGTTAGACACCTGCACGATTACGGCGATCGCTTGCACCATGGACAATGGGTAGGGGTGGGTTCTGTCTGCAAGCGAAACAGCAGCCCTGGGGCAATTGAAGCCGTCTTGATGGCGATTAAGGCGGCCCGCCCCGATCTGAGGTTGCACGGGTTTGGCGTTAAGAAGACCGCCCTAGAATCTTCAATTGTGTGGGACTTACTTTACTCAGCAGACAGCCAAGCCCATAGCTTTGCAGCACGGATGGAGAACCGAAACGCCAATTGCCCAAAGGTTGCGCTTAATTACGCCAAAGGCATCGGCAGCCCCTTGCAGGCATCCATATTTTCAACGTTCTGATGCCGCACCCAAAACAAAACACCCCGGCCAAATGACGACCGGGGTGTTTTGTTGCTTGGATGACGCTATTCAACCTCAGCCTTCCTAAGAGCTTGCCAAATGTCTTGAAAATCAGTCTCTTCCTCAAGGTTAATAGGCTCGCACTCTTCTAACGCGGCTAAAGCTTGGGCGGCATAATACTCGCCAGAGGCGTAATCGTCAAAGATTTTGATAACAGTAGGGCTTACGTTTTCGGCCATTAACCCAGAATAGGGATTAACGTTTGTGTCAGCATTTAACCGAGAAAAAGCTTGATTGATTTGAGTGGCATAGTCAGCAGCAGTAGCAGTAGTCATAATTGGTAACTCCAAGTGGTTCAACAATTTCAATTGTAAAAGACCTTTATCGTATTGTCAACACTTTTCGATAAATTAGTTAAACCGCCGCGATCGCGTGTCAACCCAACCATTTCTCGAACCTACGCTAAGATAGGCATAGCGTAGGCATAATTTATTTTTTCCTAGTCCGTATCTCCTCCATGGTTCTTCCTCTGGAGGCTATCCTGTCCAAGTCAGCCGATATGGTTGTGGGCGGGGTAGCCTCCAATTTTTTTAGAGATCTTGACGGCGATGCCATTTGCCCGGACGCGATTCAACGCGCTATCCCTGGCTTCATGGCAACCCGTGGCCCGGACGGGCTAAAGGGTGGCCCCATTCGCCTGCACCATGGTTTTTGGGAGCGATTTCTAAAGCAGTCCATCTCTGCCCTTAATATTCCCTACGACCAGCAAGTGGGGCTACTAGCCGCGATCGCGCTCCCCCTGGGCCGGGTGACTGAGATGAGTGTCGATAGCGATGGCACTACGCGTTGGCGGGGTGTCCTATCTGGCGCTAACCCCATCGCCCGGGTGGTGTGGAATATGCTCAAAGAGGGCATGGTTCACCTTGGCGTTAGCGTTGGTGGCAAGATCAACGGTGTACGCCCCGGCAGAGATGCGATCGGGCGGACCTGTAACCTTATTACTGACGTACGGCTCGATGAGCTCAGCATCACTGATAACCCGGCTAATCGACTAATTGAGTCCGAGACCCCCGACAATGGCGCCTATATCACCGCGCTTGCTAAATCTGTGGGTAATACCATGCTCGCTCAGAAGCAACAGCATTACATCTACCTGAATGGCATCGCCTATACCGCTCACCCTAGCGAGGAACATGGCATTGTCCTACGCAAGGCAGGACGGCGGCGGCAGCCCTCCCCGGGCCAGCTAGGCTTGTTTGGTGGCCACAATGAAGGTGATACCAAAGTAGAAGACGGTGTTACCTATCGGCTCAATGCCAATAGCCGATGGGAGCGGATGGATAAACCCAAGGCCAGCGGTAAGCCGTCTGGCGGGAAGAAGAAGGCGGAAAAGCCTGCGATCGTCCCGGTGGTGGAGGACGAGCCCGCCGCCCAGGACCCCGAACCCACCGTTAGCGACATGCTGGAGCAGCAGCAAGCGGAGATAGCTGAGTCGAAACCAGTTATCTCGGGCAGGCAATTTGTCGAAGAGTTTATTTCCGCCTGGAATGACACCCATGGTTCAGAGTGGAACCGCGATGCTGCGGGATACACAAAAGCCAAAATATGGGACAAAAAAGACGGGGAGATCCGGGTTTACTTTGGCTCCGTTAAGCAGCCCCTGGTTTTCAGGAAGCAAGATAATGGCGAATACGTTGCCGCTGTAACCCCTGGCAAATATGGACTTGATGAGCAAATTGCCCCTATCCTCGACGATCTAAATTCACGGTTTTCTACCAAGCCTGAAAACACCAAGACCGACCAAGGCTCTGCCGGAACCCAACAACGAGTATTGATGCAAGAAGACGAAGACGGTGTTGTTGCACCTGCAGGACAACACGAACGTGGCGTCCATATCGTGCGGGAATGGTACGAGTCAGAACCATCTCCCAAGCCCACCGTTGGCGACATGCTGGAGCAGCAGCAAGCCGCGATCGCGGATGAGCCCATGCCTGAGGGTGAGGCGATGGAGGGGGCGGAGGATGACTGGGAAAGTAAGCTGCAAGAGCTTCAGTCTATTGGCAATCAAGCCAAATTAGATGGACCCGAGGGTGTGAAGGATGACGCGACAGAGGCGCCTGGGGTTTCTTACAATCCTGACTTAGTGCAGCAACGAATCAACCAAGGTTATTTTGAAGGCCGGGCTTTCTACTCAAAAGCCGTACAAGCCATGAAGGCAGCATTGTCAGCAGGTAGATCTGTCAAACTGCATTTTGATGACCAAAGTAGCTATGGCGCCAATCTGGTAGCTGAAATCGACGGAGTTCGGCACCCTATCACTCGCTCGAAACTAAAGCCAAAAGATATTGCGTTTCTCCTGACGGTCAACAGTCATTCGGCAATGGACGTTTCGGAAGGCGCCTTGGAACAATTAGGACTAGGCAGCAAAACTGCCCCAACCGGACGCAAACGATCTTCCGCCTTTACCAAATCTCTCACCCCCTCATTCCCCATGACTATCGACAACTTCCTCCGCAAAGCCCTGGGTAATCCTGGGCGTGAGTTTGGTTCTGGCTCATGGCGGGATACGGGCATCCCGGCGATGGGCCGTAAAGTTGACGCCAAAAGCCCGCAGCCCAAGGGCGGCAAAAAGGTACAAATGGATGAGTCCGCTAGTGCCCATGCCGGTAAGGGTATCGGTGGCAAACAACCCAAAGCCCATCGCCCCTACTCCTCCGGCGGTATGCCCCCCACTGATGTATTCGGTATCACCATCACCCAACTAACCCGCAACCTAGCCAAGGCTTGTTATATGGACAAGGACGCCTGGGGTAGCCCGGAGACGGTTTCCTTCTTGACCGACAGCGCCAGGGCGATCGCGGGCATGACCGACACCCCGACCGACCCAATGGTGAACTTTGTCCGGTTCTTGCAATACTGCACCCGTTTCGCCCAAGAATTGCCGTTTATGAACGACTACCAGGCGGCGGGGACGGTGAAGGCGATGAATGCCGACCTAACCAAAGCGCTGGACGAATTCGTAGAGAAGATGCCTGAGGAGCTAAAGGGAAAACCTTTGCGCCCTGCCGGTTCACCCGGCGTTGTGGGCATCGACGTTCAGTTTCCCCAACAGTACGTTATTTACTCCTAGCTAGGTAACTAGAAAATGGACCCACAAACCCTACAAGCCTTGATGGGAGTATTCCAACAAGGCTTACAAATCCTGCAATCTGCCCAGGCGGGTGCCGGTGCGCCCCCTACCGCTGGTGCCCCCGCCGCCAATGGTGCCCCCGCCGCCAATGGTGCGCCACCCATGTCCCCTGGTACGCCTCCTGCCATGGACCCCGACGACGAGGACATGATGGAAGAGGATGACGAGGACATGGATGCCCCTGAAGCCATGGACGCTGATGACGATGAGGACATGGACGACAGCGGCATGGGTGGCTCCTCCCTGCACGATCGCGTCAGTCAGCTAGAAAACCACACTGGCCTGAAGAAAAGCGCCCGGCGTGGTTCTTTGCTTGATGCCGTCGCTGCCCTCGAAGAAACTATCCTTGGCACCGAATACGAAGGCCCCCTAGTAGATCGCGTCAACCAATTAGAAAAAGCGGCAGGTATCAGCCAACGCGCCCAGGACCAAGCACCGGACGAAATCCCGCTAGAAAACTTGATCAAGAGCGCGATCGAATCCGGCATCCAACAAGCGATCGCCGCCCGTGACCCGGAGGACAACGAAGACCCGGACGCTATCCCCGACCTACGCCAGATGCGCAAGGCAGCCAAGGGCCAGCGTTATGGCAGTCGTAAGGGCGTCGCTGGCGCGATCGTCAGTGATGAGGACCTGGTAAAGAGTGCTGCTAGCCTTGGCTGGGACGGCGATGACCTGGACCGCCCCGTGTCCTTCGGTGATGCGCTGTTGCTGCAATACCATTCACAACAAGCGGGTGAGCCACTGCCATTTTCAGCCGATGAGGCTGACGACGATTAATTTCTAGCTACGACATAAGGACCCCAAACCATGACGAACGCAGCCCTGACCCGTCGGGCGCTACTAAAATCGCTAGGCATTAGCGATGGTGGTGGTGCCGAGGTTACCCTCCAAACCACGATCGCTTCTGAAGTGATCCCCTTGATCCGGCAACAATGCTTCATGCGGCAGATCGCTGATCGCAGCAAGAGCCTGATCAATATGACCAAGCCCAAGATCCGCATCCCCAAGCTGGTACGCGCCCAAGGTGCCTACAGCGTCAAAGCGGGCCAACCGGCGCCTGAGTTCAAGGCACGGCTCGACAGCATCGACTTGGTGCCCGAAAAGCTGATGACCTGGCTACCCGTGGACCAGGAAGTATTCGAGGACAGCACCATTCGAGACATCGAAGGGATGCTGAAAGAGGAAATGGCTCGGGAATTTGCCCAAGCGGAAGAGCTTGCCTTCCTGCTAGGGGATACCACCGTGGACCATGGCCCCGGCGACCCTAAGAATGTTTTTAATGGGTTATTCGCCCAGGCCGCCGCGACGCCCTACACCTACGACGCCTCCCTTGACACCAGCGCTAACGCTGTTGAGGCCGGTACTGTCACCAGCAACCTGGTACGCGCCATGCGCTACCTGGGCATCTACGGACGCAATAAGCGCGACGTAGTGGTGATGGTGGGCCTAGCCTGGGAGGAAGCCCTCCTGCGTAACCGTAGCTTCCAAACCATGAGCAGCTACGCCTATGGCTCTGGTGCTGGTATCTTCACCGGTGAGATCGGACGCCTAGCCGGTGCCCCGGTCATTGCTACCACCTTCCTGGATGCGCAACCCGGTGAAACCTACGGAAAAGCCCTGGTAATGAACCAATCAGCCTTTGCCATTGGCGACTGGCAGCGATTTAACATCAGGGTATATCAGGAAATCTTAAGTGCCACGGACCAAACGGCAATACGTGCGAGGGAGCGGCTCGCATTTTCTGTAAGGTATCCTGAAGCTATCGTTGAGATTCTCAACGTTCCCGCTCAGCCGTAGTCATAAAAGGACGCGAAACTGGCTTTAGCAAGCAATTCACGCTGTTTAACTGTAAGCGTTTTTATTTCGTCTTTCGTTAAACGATTCCCTCGGCTAATGTTAGCTTTCGCGTCCAACCATCTTAGGTTCTCAATCGACCAGCACAACTTAACTTGCTCCTCATCCCTAAAGTCAAAAAAGCTGCAAGGGATGATATGGTCCAGGTGATGCCCATCCGGTCGCGGCCCCAGTGTATTGAATATCTCATCAGCCTTATCCCTTGCCCATGGACGTGTCTTCCAGCCCTTGCGCCGATGACCTATCTTGACAAGCTCCTGATAGATCCGGGTGCTAATCCGTTGAGCCAAAAGAACCGACTCAGCCTCCTCAGGAGTAGGGGTTCGATCTTCTCTATGGCAATCGCCGCAGCGCTCCTGAACCTTGGACCTAAGGTTTCGAAGAGTTACCTTGGTGTAATGACCGCGATCGCAGACAACTTCTACCGGGGTACTGCTATTCGCATACGAGCCCGCCAAGCGAAACCCTTTAGATTGCAAAAGCTCGCTAACCTCGTTAAGAGACAAAGCCCGGTCCTGTCCATGCCTAGCAGGCTTGCAGTCATTACAACCGTTGTACCCAGGCTTTCTAGGCTTATTCCAGGTTTCATACTTAACCTGCCGTTCATGACCCACAGGACAACGGACCGTCATAGACTCCCTGGATATTCTGAACGGGGTAATGACCGTCCATCCCTCCCGCTCAAAGTGGGCGTGAACGTCCTCTTGCTGGCACTCCCGGCATTTGATGTCAGCCTTCTTCCAGTTTTTGTAAGCCCGAACGTGAACATGGCCGCGATCGCACCTAAGCGTCAGCGGTTCATTAACATTCTGGTACTTGCTGAGCAGGGTAAAACCATGCTTAGCCAATTCTGCCAAAGCCGCATCACCGCCACGGTGAAAACTAGCCTTAGCCTCTTTCGAGCAGATCGGACAACCTACCAGACCCGAACGGTTCATGCAGTTGACCACATATCGCCAGCTTGTTTCAAACTGGTGCCCGTCTGCACAAACGATAGTCAGTGGTCCGGCCTCACCCGTCCACTCGCTCGCCATGGTGGCGCCTACGGTGGCAAGCCGTTCCTGAGCCTTTTTACCCCAGGCTTCCTGTCGCTTTGTTAGCATATTGATGTCACTCTACTCAGTGGCCACGCCTCGAGGTGTTCCAGCACCGTCGGGGCATTACCATTTTAGCCTTTTTCTCTTGCCCTAAACGCCTACAACCCTTTATTTACAAAGGTTTCATGAAACAGTTAACCCTGCATAGCGATCGCTTCCCTGGGCTAGGCGCACCGGTCCCACAGGTGCCGGGCGGTAAGCCTGGGGAGGGGGGTTCATTCACTTTTGCGGTGGATGTGCCCTACGAGGTAAGCGATGACACCGCCGCCGCGATCGCCGCGTTGCTTGAGTCCTTTGAGCCGCGCATCCAGCGTCATTTCCGCCTATCGCTGGTGGACCTGAGTACGGATGCGGTAGCGATCGCCGCCCCGGTTGAGCCGGAGGCAGCACCGGAACCGGTGGCAGAACCCTTTGTCCTTTCTGCCGATGACCTGGAGTTAATTCAGGTGGAAGTGGAGAAGTTGAAGGGGCTGACGATCGCCCAATCGACGCCGGTGGTAGAAAATACGGCTCTCAATGAAACCTTGCCGGTTGAGCTGCGCCGCGCCTACCTACAGGCGGTAATCGACGCGGACACAACCAAGGGCGTTGAGAAAAAGGCACAGGAACTCCTTAGCTTGCTTAGCTAATGCCTGTCACTTATGGCACCTCGTTCGAGTATCCCTGGCTGGATAATTGGCCCATTGACATACAGTTGTGGGCCAACTCCAGCCGGGGACCGGGCGATGAACTCGACCTAACACCGGCTACCATCACGGTCCTGGGGGTAAGTGTCCCCAGGGCATTGACGGTACGCTGGCGGGATGGCAACAATGCGATCGCGGTCAGTAGCACGACGGTAATTAGCATCCGCCATGCCAAACGGGGCGTGGTGCGGGTGGTGCCAGACCAAAGCATCTGGGACAAGATCAAACTTGACCAGGGCTATACGCTGGAGGTAATCGCCTATGGCACCCTTCAGCATAGTGAACCCTTTACCACCGCTACGCCGCCCAAGGCAACTAGCTACTGTGTCAACGGTGCTCTAGTCTATGCCGCCCCTAGGGAGGTGCTAGAGGTGCTAGGAAGCGTCCCTGGCGCATCGGTTCAGATTGCCGTCCCCCTGGTGGGGCTGGACTGGGAACTAAATGCCCTAGGTTACTGGGAGGCGGAACTAGCCGACGACCAGGTGTTGTATGGGCTATGGGTGGATGACCAACACGCTGCCCAGGTGGACTACAAAGACTTGGCTACCCGCTACGAACGGAGCTGGGCCAGGGTAGGCAGCACCCTTTACTACAACGGCCCGGAGAACCTAACGACAACCTATGTGGAAACCGCCTATAGCCGCTATGTACTGCGATGCCTGGAGGAAGCGACCGCCGAAGGAGAGCGCCGCACCGGTAGACGGTTTGCCAAATGGCGATACATCCGTCAGGCGTACAATGGCCTTAGCCGTCAGCGACAGGTCCACCTGCGCGAACGTCCTTTGGTTATTGATGAATTTTTTAGGATAGATGCCCTCAGCTATAGCCGCACCCTATTTAGGCGCTATACCGAAAAGGACTTTAACCCGCTCAATATTCGCAGCAGCGGCGCCCAATTGCTCCACGGCGACGCCGAGACCGGTGTAGTCACCATCAACCAAAATATTTGGGACTATTGGGACTGGGGCTATGCCGTTGGCGCTGATATTGGCATTGGTACGTTTGCTACCCTACCGCCCGGTATGAACAACGTAGAACTTACCTACACCGCCGGGTGGGACAAGATCCCCACCGACATTGCTGAGGCGATCGCCAACATGGCCGCCGTCCGGCAAGCAATTTTCTGGCAACAAGCGCTCACCCAGGGGATGCAGGCGCTTTCGATTGGTTGTGTGAATTTGAACTTTGGACAACTGTTCACCCAGTTTTCTCCAAGCTGGCAACTATCGGCCAACTTGATACTAGATAGCTACGCTCGACTTGACCTAGACATTTTGTAAGGAAACGACCATGCCTCTCAATCCCCAAACCTCCCCCTTTCCCCCCATCTCTCAGCCCGAGCAAGGCTGGGAGCATAGCCTACGCAAAAGCCTGGAATACCTACAACCCGGTGAAGGCATCCGCGCCGGGCTGGAACTAGGCTTGCCGCTCAGTAGCGGTGCGGTAACGACCGGGCTCACCCCTACCCTTGCCTCTGGCGTGATCGTCGAGGGCGACAAGATCATTGGCCCCTACGGCCCCAAGGTGACCGCTGCGGCTGCCAAAAACCTAAGCAACAAAAATATCTACTTCGGGCTCCAAGGGCTCACCTACGGCGATACCAACAACGCCGCGCCCCTAGTCAGCGATGTGCTAATCGGTAGCCTTTCTACCGACAATGAAGCCACCGCCTCAATCCTGCACATTGGCCAGCAGTACAACTATGGCGCCTGTCGCTTTGGCGTGCGGGGTGTCGTTAACCTAGCCAAATGCGCCAAGGGTTCAGACGTTACCTTTTTCACCTGGAGCGTCCCTGCTATCGGGCTTAAGAATGTACGGCTGACCTATGCCCATGCCCGAGTCGCGATCGCGGCTACCGCTGGCAATACTACAGGCGACGACTTTCTGTTGAAGGTGAAGCAAGGCGCCGCTAGCGCTGAAACTTTGGTGACCATTGCTGCCGCTTCCTTGGTAACCGCTGGCACCGTCGTTCGAGATGTGGCTGCTAGTGCTGACGCCCTGTCCTGGTACGATGTACCTTCTCTGACCTTCCAGTACAACCAGACCGACACCTCCACCGTGATCGCCGGTGGGGCTATCGAGGTGATGGCTATCCTGGAAATGTTCTAGCCATGCAGCCCAGCCTCGGTTTTACTGAGACACCGCAAGGCATTTTCATCCGCCAAGCGATCGCCGCGATCGCGTCCAACCCGATGGTAGGCACCACTGTCTACCATTGGAAGGCGGTGGAGGCCAAGCAGGCGACCTACAACGAGGCTGGGCAGCCTGACTATTTAGCGCCTGCAAGCGGGTTGTTTGACTCCGGCATCGACTACCGGCCCAACCCAAACAATCCGCTAAAGGGCATTTTTTGTCGGCCCAAGCAAACGCCATTCCAGGACAAGGGCGGCATCTACTACCAGGGCGAGGCAAGCCTTTACCTGGTGCAGGACCCGGGTGAGGTATTTGTGGTGGTCAACGATCGCCCAAAGCGTCAGGACCGATTTCAGATAGCAGGCGGCATCTATTACGCCACCGCGCCGGTGATGCCGTGCCAGATGGGTGATACCGTTGCCGCCTTTCAAGTATTTTTATCCCGCGAACGGTTTGGAGTAAAAGAAGATGGGTTATCGCGTTATTGATACCACCGGCGAGATTAAGCAAGGTTCCATCTACCTACCGGTAGCTAAGCTAGTGGCGATCGGGGAGCCCGTAGTGGGTGTGCAGGTAGTCGCCCTCCAGGAGGAGCTAAGCGCTATCTATGGCGATCGCTTCAAGGTAGAAGAAATCACCGCCCCCAAGCCCGCTAAGGAAGCACCGGCTAAATAATGGCTTACCGCTATGCCATCAACCTGAAGTCTGGCCAGTTTGGGCTAGGCCAGGTGAAGGAGCTGATCCCTGAGATCGCCAAGGTAGCGATCCAGGATGCCTCCGACCTAATTACCACCTACGGCAAAGAGCACCTAAGCGGGGTGCCCTTCAGCAGCCGTACTGGCGGCCATGTCATTCAAAAACGCACCGGACGCGGTGCTGCTAGCGTCCAGGCGGAGTATCCCTACGGTTCTCCTTTTCGCTCTCGCATCTATGCCTCTGCAATGACCCGCTATGCGGACAACCCGGAGGAATGGAATTACCTCGCCATCCTGGAAACAGGCCGGGGTGAGGTGCGCCCTAAGTACACCCCTAGCGCTAAGGCTGGCTATGCGTCCAAAGCACGACTTACGATCCCAGGCGGTAATCATCAGCTTGTCAATGGCGAGAACGGCTTTAGGGGCATTAGTGGCCGTTATTTCTTTGCCAAGACGTTACCGCCAATGGCTGGCAAATACTGGTTCGAGTCAGCCGTCAACCGGGCGGACCCGGAAATTCAGCAGGCGATCGCGGCGGCGGTTCAAGACGTTCTAAAGGAGCATGGCTTCTGATGTTGTGGTTTATTGCGATCGCCGCCCTTCTAGCTATTCTCCTCTTCGAGATTGCCATCAATGGATAGCAACCTAGCTGGGGGTGAAAGCGCCCTTTTCGGGGAACGGTTCCCCTACCCCTGTGATGGAAAAACCGTCCTACTAGACATTGCCCGACAATTTGCCAAGGACGTTAACGAGGCGGCCATCAAGCGCCTTAAAACAGACCATGGGGATAGTCGCGCTAGCCAATGGCTACCATTGGATGTGACTAGCGCCTATCCGACCGCCCGTCAACACTGCCCGCGCATCGCTATCCTCCGGCTCGGCTCAACCAATAAACCCACCGGGGTGGACTTGGACTGGCATGAAGAGCCCGTACAACTGCCCGGGCGTGGGTTGACGGTTCGTAAATTTTCAGGGCTACTGGTTAACGACCAACTAGAGGCGGCCATCTGTTGTACTAATGAACGCCTACGCGATGACCTGCACATCTGGTTCCAGCAATATTGCCTAGACGCGACGCTGTGGGCACTTCCACAACTGAGGACACTCGGCTTTTATCAACTGAACTGTACTAATGCCGCCGATGACCAGGTGGAGTACCAAGGCACCCAGAGTCAGCCAGGGTTTGAGTTTTACGTGTCCCGCCTAACCTTTGCTGCCACCTACGACCTATCGGTAGTGACTGATGTGGATCAGTTGCAGCACATTTTCAGTTGGGAAAATTTCACCGCCGGTGGCCAATGGTCTGGTGCAGCAGGCGAAGGGTTAGACCTACTCAACGACATCACTCCCCCGGATAGACTCTATGCCGATAACGCTTGAATTATTCGCTAATCAATACCTGTCAGACCATCAACGCGCCGCCGCCCTGGCAACGCTGGCAGGCCACACCGAGCCGCGATCGCTAGACGAATGGCGACGGCTATGGCAACGGGCATTACTCACTCCAGTTCAATAGGAAACTCCCATGGCTTCTAGTGTTGTTTTCGGTCGGCCCGTCAGCCGTATTTTGCAACCCGGTGCCTACACCCAGGTGGATGCCTCCGCCCTGGAGTTGGCCCAGGAATTTGCCCCCAATGTTGTTTGTGTGCTAGGTGCAGCCCTAGGTGGCACGCCCCTGACCACCTACGCATTCAAAAATGCTAACCAAGCCCAGCAGGTATTTGGTGCTGGTTCACCCTTGGCTGATGCCATCACCCTTACCTTTCGCGGTGGCGTCAAGGGCGGTGCGCCCCTAGTGCTAGGGGTACGGGCGGACAATTCCGCCAAAGCCTCCGGCACCCTCACCAACAATGGCACCACCCTAGTGGGTGAATTTAAGGACTTTGGCGGCTACGGCAATACCTTCAGTGTTCAGTTTTTACCCGGCTCCATCCAGGGTACCCAGGCGGTGATTGCTGGCACCCAACTCAATGGGACAGCCTATAAGCAGACCATTGACAATGTCCCCTCTGTCTCCCAGTTGCTTGAGCGCTTAAATGCTGAGTCACCGGTATCGGTGCGGGCCACCGCTGGCGGCACCAAGGCAACCCAGACCCTAACGATCGCTACCTCCACCAGTGACGGCAAGGCAACACTGACCGGCGCTAGTGAGATTACCAATGCCGCATTCTTCTACCAATACCCGGCTAGCTTGCGGGTGAATACCACCGACTCGCTTGCCTTCTCCTGGGATGGGACTAACCTAACCCCAACGCCTGCCACCGTGACGGTATCAGCGGCCCTGCCCGCCACTGTCAACGGCACCTACAACGTTGTCCGCAAGGAGAACGTTTACACCCAAGCGGTTACTAACATGGTGGTCACCACCACCGCCTATGGTGCTAATATCTACCGCTTTGCCCTGCCTAGTGGCCAAACCTGGCAGCATGCCACCAACAAAGGTATTATTGGCTCTACCTTTACCATCGCCTCCGGTGACTACGCCGGCACCTATCAGATTGTTCATTACGAATGGGATGGCACCGGCTTAGACCGGGTGCGCACGGTGCAAAAGCTAGACGCTGGCACCATTGCCGCTGGCACCGCCGCTAGTGCGTCCCTAGTGTTCCGGCAAACCCTGGTGGTAGATCCGCCCTCCCAGCCTGCCACTGAAGCGATCGAGACCCAGCTACCCGCCAATGGCATCCTGCAACGGGGTGGCCAATACCTGAGCCTGTCGCTTACCCCCAGCGATCGCGCCGAAGGCCCCCTAACGGTGTTCTACTCCACCCTGCCTGGCGATACCATCCAGGCGGTAGGTATCGAACTGGCCCGACTAATTAACGAGTCCAATGACTGGAGCGCCTACGCTGTTGCCAGTGCCGCCTACAATGCAGGCACCTACACCAGCACCATCACCTTAACCGCCGTACCCCCGGGCATCAGTGCCAATGGCTGGAAAACTAATATCCTGGTTAACACCCAGACGACGGTGTTAGTGGCCGCCGGTGGTGTGTCCCTAGCCGGTGGCATTGACCCATTGCCACCCTCCGGCTCCATTATCCTTAGCAATGGCTTTGACTCTGTTCCTACCCTGCAACGATGGCTGGAAGCCCTCGATAAGGTGAAATATACGCCCCTGCGCTACCTAGTGCCCGCTGGCGTCACCGATGCCGGCGTTCAAGCCGCCTTTGCCGACCATTGTCGATTGATGTCTACCACCGCCCAACGGCGGGAACGGATCTGTATTTTGGGCCATGCCCTAGGCTGGACCCAATCACAAATCCGGGCCAGGGCGGAAACCTTTAACAGCGAGCGGGTAGTATTTGTCTCCCCCGGACTGCGCATGGCGGACCTGGTGACCGGCAGCCAACGTACCTACTCCTCCGCCTATGCCACTACCGCGATCGTGGCGGGGATGCTGGCGGCTGAAGGCAATGGC